TCTAGTCTAGTATCTTTAATATACTTCATAACCGTTTTAGAATTGATAAGCATTTTACCAGTCCAACGTTTTGAATTTTTACTTGAAGGTACATTTCCAGGTATGAATATCATAGTTATGTAGTTGTACTACAAAACTACAAAATTATTTAAAACGGCAAAGCATCACCCTGTTCATCAAAGCTACCCATAGATTGTGGAGAATTAGCATTTATATACTCTTGTTCTTCTACATCTGAAATAGGTTTATTGTATTTTGGATCATACTTAATTTTCTTACCATCAGCACTAGACCAACGATAGCGTATTGCTTTTCGTTTTACTGGCTGATCATCTTTCATAGTCATGTACTCTTCAAATGTAAAACAAATGTTTATCCATTTGCCTACAGCTTGTTTCATAGATTCTACATCATTAGAAAAATCTTTTACACCACAGTTTGTTAAAAACTCATGCAGTGTATTAGTTTTCCATTCTTTTGATTTAGGTGAATCTGATTCACGTACTGCCCAAAACTTAGCTCTACCATATTCTCCTTGTTCATTTACAACATCAAACTCAACATATGGAGCTCCATTGTAGTTAGATCTTTGATTTGAATTAGATAGCGACAAGACTTGACATCTGTATGCACCTTCACTAAAATACTTTTTATTTTCTACAACTCTTGTAGGCTTTACCTGGCAATTAGCCAAGTTAAATGCAATTACATTATCCATAATTATTTAGATTTAAGATTATCATTTAATACATTCAACATATGTTCTGGTATGTCGTAATTAGGCATTTTGGCTTTTACAGCATCGCCTTTTCCTGCTTCAATAGCTTTTAGCATATTGTTAAATTTATCTTCATCGAGCTTTGGTTTAGCTGTTGGTGTAGATTGTTGTTTTACAGCATTAGCTACCTCTTCATAAGAAGCAACTGATGTATCTAAACCAATACCAAGATTACCAAGAGCACGGCCCCAAGCTGATGTTTCACAGTTTTCTACAAAACTTGTTTTGTTTATAAAGGACGAACCTTCTTTTTCATACGCATGCCCTGTGGCGCGTATGTTGCCATTTTCATCAAAGATTGTAGCTTTGATTACACAACGATCATCTGTCAGTTCTACAACATCTGATGTAAGACACCAGTTCTCATAGTTTTCTCTAAAGTGTTTTAATCTTTCGTTAACTTCAACGTATTCTTTACCTTTGATGTTAACTGTTTTTAATTTTGTCATTTTTTTCGTGTTTCATATTTGTTAAAAGTTTCGTGCATCTTTTTACCTGCACGTATTGCAAAAACAATTTTTAAGAATTTTCTGAACATAACTGGTCTACCTCTTAGAATGATGGCAAAGCCAATTTCTCTAAAAGTAGATATAAGAATACGTCTTACGAGTTTCTTATCTAGTCCAAGATCATGTGCAATTTCAGAAATAATCTTTCTTAGTTTAGTGTGGTTTGACATATATAAATATACAAAAAATGACTCTAAAAATCTAGAGTATTTTCTTTAAACTTCGTCAATTCACTTATAAAATTTAGTGTAACTACACCGACACCAATGTTACGACCTTTAGCAAAAATGATTTGAGCTTTACCTCTAGTATCATTACCGCTTTCGTCTTGATTGATGCCATAGTATTCAGGTCTGTAAACTAACGCTACAATGTCAGCTGCCTGTTCTATTTCACCTGACTCTCTAAGGTCAGATAATGTTGGCTTACTTTCAGATCTAAACCCAACACCACGATTAAGTTGCGATAAAGCAACAATAGTGATGTTTAGTTCTTTCGCCAAGTTTTTGAGCGCCCTAGCAACCTTTGAGACTTCTTGTTCTCTGGTTCCTTTTGATCCGACACTCGCTGTGACAAGCTGTAAGTAGTCAACAAACACAAGCTTAATACCGCAACTGTGTACATATTGTCTAGTTTTTGATAGTAAATAATTCAATGATGTTTGTTTACATTCATCGATATAGATCTTTCGTTCTATTATGTCGCTGGCTGTATCATGGACTCGTTTAAGATCTTCATCTTTAAGTTCACCATTTTGTATCCAACGTATTGGTATTTCAGATTCAAGTGCTACAAGACGCATTATAAGCTGATTTACTGACATTTCATAACTAAATATAAGTGCAGGTGCATCAGCTACCTTAACTGCATTATATGCAAGATTTAAGGCAAGGCTGGTTTTACCCATAGATGAAGCTGCACCGATAATTACAAGGTCTGTGCCTTGCCAACCACCAGTAAAATCATCCAAAGATTTATAGCCAGTTGTTACACCAACAATACCATCAGTATTAATTCTTTTTTCTACGTCTTTTAGAAAATCCATCATCTGTGTTTTAATATCAGCAACATCAGAATCTTTTACAACTGATATTTTTGTATTCATCTTATTGATATAAGATAATACATCATCAACAGATTCACCGTTTAGATATTTATTCTGTGCTTCTGTAAGCAAAGTATGCATCTGTCTTTTACGACTTTCTTCATGCAATTGTTTTATGCATGATTTTACCGAACTAAATACGTTGTCTTCCGTATATATACTTGACAATTGAAGTTTTTCTTCATGATCACAGCCAAGAGCAGCAGACATTGACACTAAATCAATATCTTTTTGCTCTGACTGCATAACCAAAAACATCTCGTAGACACGTTTGTGAAACATATTATCAAAAATATTGACACTTAGTTTCTCAGCGTTTTCATAGTATAGTTCAGGATGCATAAGGAGTTTAGATAGCAATGTGCGTTCTAACTCATATTTAATTAATTCATCGTGCATCACATTTTTTTGGGGCGTTAAATTTAATCATAATTTTTTATTTCACTAACATTCATGCTAATTGTTTCACAATCTTCTTTACATTTAGAACATTGATATTCACCAACATCAAGCGTGTATCCTTCATCATCTTCATAGAGCACCTTAGCCTCACAACATTCTGAAGCTGATGCTATTTCCCAATGATTATCTTCAAATCTACCAGAAGAGCTATTAGCTATAAGATGACCGCCATAAGCCATGCCTGGTTCATCATATTCTAATGAAAACTCAAGATTAGGATATTTGTCCATGATGTTTTTTATCCAAGCAATAGGTGGTGACCATGCTGTATCAAAACTTACAGAAAAACATTGTGGTTCTAATTCATTTATACTAGAATCACATGCATCCCATTTAGTTCCCCAATTATCACAACTCCAGTCATACCAGTCTTCACGATCACCGCAGGGCAAGGTTCCTTCAAAAGAAAATTCTTCTTTTGTAGCTTTTGTTGATTTTTCTACAAATTTTTGTAGTTCAGCAACATGTTCTTCTGTGCAAATTACCTCTAAATGATTCCAACACCAATTAGGCATGTTCTTCTGTTTTAATCATTGTCATAAACTCTTCAGGAGTGCCTTTAAATATAGGCCCAAGCTCGTATGTATCCCAAGCTTCAATATAAATATCTGCACCGTGTTCTATATATATTTTATATAGATACTCTTCTCCTACATTACTAGCGTTAGGACTATAAAGGTAGATACCTCCAGGGCCATCTTTAAAATGTGCAAACATTTGTGCAGCTAAACAATCAGCACCATTTGCTATTGTTTTTGTTTCGCCAATCAAAATACCATTTACTACCGTAAATTTACTAAGCCATTCTGCTAATTCATAGCCATGACCTGATGGGTATCCATCATACTGACGATACATGGTGGTTAATACTTTTTCTTCGTCTTTGTATCTTTCGATAATTTTTGTTAAACTTCTTGTTCCCATAATTTTATAATTTTATTTATTAATTCTTCTAATTTTTCTAAATCACCAACCATTATTATACTATCATTGGTGTATTGTTTTCTGTGTTTAAAAACAGATACTAATTCTTTTAGTTCTTTAATTGTTTCCATATTTTATTTCTGCAATGTATGCTTCGCTTTGCTCTACATCCATTTGTTTTAATTCCTCTTCATAGATTTGATCCCAAATTTCTTTAGATCTTTCTTTTTGATCAGAATTTGGAATATTTATAGTTTCCCATAATTCATCTATGTCGTTTGCTTCAACCTCTATGGTTGTTGTGTAGGTTCTATCTACTACTACTCTATATTTATTCATAATTAACATGCTGCCCAGCCAAAGAAATAAAAAGCTTTTACGCCTTTTTTTCCTTTGTAATGAGAATTATCTTTCATTCTTTTCAGGGTAGCACCTGTGATTTGTACGCAAGCGCATTCACGTTTTTCTAGCTCATCTATGTAGTCATCCTCCCATTTATAAAACTTTTTAGTATCATATCTAGGATTATTATCCACAACGTGAAATCCATTAGTTGTAGCTATTGTTCCTGAATATGGATCATGTCCATACTCGTACAAAGCTTCTTCGCATAAATCATTGTATGCTTCTTTGGCATCTGTATATTTGCCAATTCTGTAAATTGAAAATGTTGTTGCTCCCATAATTATTCTTCTTCATTAATTTTAATTGTAAACCAAGATCCAGTAGGTGCGTCATGGTGGTAACAGACTCCTTCGAGTCCATCACCATCCATCCACACGTCTGTGCGACATCGTCCATCATGCATAAGCAATGCATTTGCTATTTTTTCAGGATCACTTGATGTCATGTATCCTGTTTGTCCACGCCAGTTAGCGTTTTTGACTTCTACGTCCCAAACACTACAACCCATGTCTTTTAACGCATTTTTCATATCGTACAAATAATCTTCGTATTGAAATTCGTCATGCGTTTCTTCGTAGCTTGCTACGTATACTTTGTGATCTTTTACATCCATTACACTTCTTGTAAATTAACTAACATTCCTTTTTCCATTAACTGATCCTCAATGGTTTTAAAAGCTATCAGGTTCTTTTTATTTC